TCCTGAGATTCCTCAGCTTTGGGAAGATCAGGTGTGGCAACACCGACGAGGAACTGAGGCCCTTCTGACCAAAGACCCCACTACTGCCGCTACTGCCACCGCTTTTACAGGTGGCGCTACCAGAGTGGTAGTTGCAATGGATGAGGCTGTGGGGGATATCCCTTTCCCACTTAGTGGCCAGGTTCGTCTTCTTAGCCTTGCTGACAATGTCAACAGTGCTGGCGGTTCCGTACCACCTTTTGCCGTTGGTTCTGGTGGCTGGGTAGCTTATACTCGCGCCAAGGGCTCTAACGTATTAAATTGTGCAGTTACTCCTGCTGCTGCAAATTTTGAGGCGGGTACTAGAGTTCAACTTCGGTCCTCAGTTAATGGACTTGCTGTAAATAAAGGTTTCTCTCCCACGGTAGATCCCAAAGATATTTCAGGGATTTTATGGGAGCTTATGGAAGCTGTCCGTCAGTATAACCCTCTAGAAGGTGCATAAGAGGAGTAACTCATGCCACATCCAGTTTTTACCGGAGCCCGCGCTCGATTTTTTGTCGATCAACATCCTATTGGTTATTGTGCTGGTGTCAGTGGTGAAGAGGCCATTGACTATAATCCGGTTGAGACACTGGAGTTCTTAGAAGTACGTGAACACGTTCCTGTGGCTTATCGTGCTTCTTTGAGTGCTGCTTTCTTTCGTTTAGTTGATTCTTCTCTTAAAGAGTATCGAGGTAATCAATTAGAAGATGCTGGTGGTCTAAGTATCTTTCCTAAGTTTAATAATATTCTAACTTCAGGTGCCATGTCTGCGGCTATTCATCATACTCGACCCCCATCTAGCGCAGCTACGGGGGAACCGGGTCCTATGATCATTGCCCAGTTCACTGATGTGAGAGCTGCTAGTAAAACGTTTGACGTATCTTCCCGTGGTATAGTAACAGAGAATTGTTCGTTTGTTGCAATTAAGCAGATGGACGAATCTGAAATTGAAAATATCTAATAAGTTTAAAAATTAGGGGAAGATATGCGGGACTTAACTAAGTCTTTTAGTATCGATTATCAATCTGAAGATAGTGGTGATCGATATATGGGCACATTTGCTTGTAAAAAACTTACTATCAGAGATTTATCTAGGCTAGGTCACCGGAAAGCAGAGCTTTGTGGTGGTCATTCTTATAATCCTGAGACGGGTAAGGGAATTGATCCTGGCACAGCGATGCTTAATGAGATGATTGCTCATTGTGAAATTGCTTTAATATCAAAACCTGAGTGGTTTGATCCTGAGAATATGACTGATCTTGAAGTCCTCAACCTTGTTTACAAGGAGGTGGCCGCTTTTGAGGTCAATTTTCGCGGAGATGAACCCCAAGTTGAAGAGTCTCCCTTTAATGGAGGCGGCAAAGTTACAAGCAGCTCTGAATCTCCAGGGAACGGGAGATCCCCTCACTCCATTGAAAGTGTGGTGGACAAAAAAATACCAAAAATCTCCCCTCTCTCCTGAATTCCAAAGTTATACAATTTTTGAATTAGTAGTTGAATTCTTTGAAGATTACTATTCAGAGAATAAGAGTGAGATGTACGAGATTGATGGTGCATTTGTCAGTTTGGGAGATCCCTTAATTGACAAGTGGGAGAGAGAAGTACGTGCTGGGTTAACACCCAATATTATGGAAGATTTACCTCCAGAAGAGGCAGAAAAATTAATTAATTGGAGTAAAAGAGCATATAAAAAGAAGATGGAACGTGGTATCGTACCTCCCAATTCAGAAGGAATTGGTGGGCTAAAAAGCTCTGTTAATGGTATAGAAGAACTACTAGATGGTAGTGAGTCATTTAAGGAAGAATACTAAATGGCAGAGAAACTTGGCGACAGCATTTTACAGTCTAGATTAAGCTCTCTACATAAAGAGTTAGAAGGCGTACAAAGTGCAATTGATGATGTTACCAAGAACATGGCCAATCTGGGTAGTGTTGCTGTAAATAAGTTTCGAGAGGCTACTACTGGAGCCCAGACGTATACCACTGCGTTAAAAGCTCTTCAGACCACGATTAAACGTACTAGTGATACAAGTAATGCCGTAGGTGCAGCTAATATCAGCGCCTCTTTAGGAATGCTTACCGGACAAGGCAGAGGGGCCGGTGGTGGTGGTGCATATGGTGGCGGTGGTGGTGCGGCTTTTGGTGGATTTGGGCAAGGTCAAGGAACTAAAGGAATATTCGATAAAATTGGTGACACATATCGGGGGATGATTGATAAGCTTGCCTCTGGTCTTGGCAGTGTGGTGGGTGGTGTTCCTATCATGGGGGGTGTTTTAAAAGGATTAACTGCTCCAGCACTCGCAGCAGTGTCTGGCGCTTTAAAACTTCAAGGAGGCATGGCGTGGGGAGGTATGAAACAGGCTTATGGCGCACGGCAACAGTGGGAGGAAGCCGGTAGATATACATTTGGTCTTAGGGGTGGAGGATCGGATTTTAAAGGTTTATCTACGTTAGGTGTTAGTCCTTTTGAGGGGGCTCAAAATTTAAGGATGCTTGAGGGTGGTCTTGGTTTTAGAATGGACCCTAGTAAACCTGAAATGCGAAATATTTCTGCTTTAGGTCACGCTACAGGAATGCAGCCTCAAGAGTTTATGCCGACGTGGGGAGCTTTACGAGCTGGTGGTATGGGTTTAAGGAAGGCATACCCTATTACCGGGGGTTTGTTTGGACAAGCGCGAGCCGCAGAAGGGAGAGGGGCGGGTCCTGAGTCATCGTATCGTATGCGTGCTCTTTTATCTGCGTTTGCTCCTATGGCACAGCAACAGGTAATGGCGACGGGTAATATTACCGGCACGCAAGCTGGGTCTGTTGGTAATCTTATTACTTCTTTAATGGCTCCTGGGGCTTTTCAGCCAGTAGTGGGGGCTGGCTTAGCAAGAAGTCTTTCGGGAGCTGCAGCGGCTCCAGGAGGGGGTGAGGCGGGGCAGTTACTCATGATGCGTGCAGCGGGGTTTGGTAACCCGATGCTTGGTCAGTATAGGAAGACTGCCGAAAAATTGGGAATAGATCCCTCCATGTTCAAGGCGAGGGGTTTTGTAGAATACAAGAAATTCTTAGAGGGTGCTGAAGAGGGTGGTCCTACAGATCGCATATTAGCAATGCTAGTTGGTGTGATGACTGAGTATGGTCCACACCGTGGGGCTGGTTATAAGAAAGCAGGAACTGTAGCACTTGCTGAGGTAGGTAAAAAAGAAGGGATTACTTACACCATAGCCGATAAGCTTATGGAGCTTTTGAGTAGGGGAGATCTTAATTTTGGAGACTTAAGAAAAGAAATTGAGGGGATGAAGTTGGGCGCAGAATCCACTGTGGAAGATTTCGGTGGGAAAATTACGGCTTTTGGAGGAAAAGATTTAATAATTAGTCAAATAGCCGCATACAGCGATGCGTTGTTAAAACTTGGAAAGCAGTCAGCTACGTTAGGAGCGGCTATAAATAAAGTTCAGCTTGCGAATTTAGACGCTATTGAGAAAAATATGGGTGATGTAACGAAACAGATTAATAAACTTGCTGGAGAGTTAACTAAGACAGATTGGACTGCCGCATTTATGCCCTTACAACTTTTAGCTTCAGTAGTAGGGGCGATGGCTGGTGGTGGGGCAGATATTCTCTCCTGGGTGCGTGCCTGGGAGGAGAAACGTAATGGGAAGGCAGATAGCTCACCAGTAAATGATAATGGTGGATAGGATTTATTAAATGCCTATTCAACGACCAGATGGCCCAGGAGTAGATACAAAAGGGTCTGCTAATACTAAATGCTTATGCATTGTGCATACGCATGACAGAGGACCACAAGACCCCTCTCAAGTTATCGACCTCTCCCCTTATATTACCTCTGTAGCTGTATCTCAGCATCTTCTAGGAGGCGGTTCTGCGACTGTGAGTCTGCCAGGAGTAGATTATGTAGAAGATAAAATAGCTGCTGGGGATATAATCAATATATATTTTAACACTAATAGAAGTGATAGTAATGTCTATAATGTAGGGATGGTACGTACTTTCTTTGGGTACGTAAACAATGTTACCAGAACTGTATCTGTAGATATGTCAGGTAGAAAATTAACTACCTATAGTATCCAATGTTCAGATTTTAGCAAAGCTGTTAGAAGTACCAAGATATACAACAATGAGAATCTAGTCTCTCATGAAATGGCTGGAGATAAAGTAATAAGAAAAGATATGGGATCAAATCTAGGAGGGGTAGCCTTACTCAATAGAGGCATTGCCCTTCAAGGTAGACCTCGCCATATTGTTCTTCAAAATCTTATGAGGTTTATAGGTTTTGGGGGTCAGTGGGCGCTCCCGTTAAGTTATACTGAAAAGTTACCGGATAGCTCCACTGCTTTGCAGATAAAACGAAGTAAAAAAGATATATCTTTTACAGAGATTTGGGATATACACCAACAAGCTTTAGCTAAGAATGATGAAACTGCTCTTAGTGAACTTGCGTGGGCTATCAATGAGCTTGCAGGGGAAAGTACTAATACGAGTGAAGGAGTCAGTGATAAATGGGCCAGTATTAGCCCTGACCCCGTTGCGGCTGTAACTCCATATGGACTTAATGCTGCCCCTGGTTTAACTGAGAGAATAAGAAGATTAAAGACAAGGTTTAAAAAGGAGTCTTTAGATGTAAAAATAGTGCGAGGTAAAGAAGGTATTATTAATAATACTTTTTTTAAAGTAAGAGGTGCTGATGCAGATAAATATAAAAATAATATGTCAACTATCATAGCCGACAAAGAGGTTAGTGAAAAAGAACAAGGGTTAAAGGGTGATTTAGAAACTGTTTTAAAATTTGTTGTAGAAGAAGTAAAACAGACAACAGATTCTGAAGCTTCTATAACAGGGTTTCCTACAGCTAATCAGTACGCACAACCTTTAGATGCTAGTTATAAAACAGGAGTAAAAACTATATTCAATGTTTTGTGCCTTGATTATTTAGAGGATGTTAATGGGTATTGGGCAAACCCTAGTTTTGTACATCATCAAGGGGATTTATTTACTGCACTTCAGATAAATTCAAATGAAACGATGAATGAGCTTTTTTTCGATTTAAGACCTACTCCTTTATTTGCAGTGAGTGATAAAGATGGTTTAGGCGTACCTATGGAAGGTGCGATGCCGATGGTTCCTGCAGCGGTATTACGTCTTAAGCCGTTTACGAATTATCCAATTCCTGAAAAAGATATTGGTTCTGGTAAGAGTCTATCTACAGGGAGCTTTGTTCGTAGTGGTAAGAGTGTAATAGGAGATGCTACACGTCCTATAGCTATGAATGATCAGCTCGTCGTTAATACTGGTTCTACTTTTGTAGGAGGTAGTGAGGCAATTAAGATCACTCCTGGTGACATAAATACAGCTTCTTTAACTGCTATAAGTAGCGCTTTAACTTCTGTCGGTGATGATGGGGCCACATTAGAGACAGAAGTCGCCACGGCTAGCGTATATTCTCCTGAACTTACAGGTTTTGCACCATATGGTGCAGATGGTGATGTCTTGACGGAGGAGGACGAATCGAAAATAGACGAAGAGTGGCATAAAAGAATTAGTAATTTATATTCTCAAATAAAAGAAACAGGAGTAAATAATAATTCTTTATTGGTAGAAATGATAACATTAGCAAAAGAAGGCGTTAGTAAAAAAGAGATAGAAGAATATGTTGCGGTATCTCTTCAAGGTAGCTTTATTCCATTAGCTAGAAAATCTAACTCTACTTATATTACTCTTCCTCGTCCTATATTTAGATCTCCAGATAATAATAGAATTACAAAAGAATTAGATATGGCTCAAACTGAGAACATATTAGGAGTTCTTAAAAATGCTGCTACTAGTAGTTCTCCTAAAAAAACTGAGTTTTATAATATTCAGACTTCTGCTGACGGTAATACCTTATCGGAATCTCCTTATAGTCAAGAAGGTCAAGAAGATGAAGGGGGTAGTCCTCTTCTTGAATCTGGGACGTCTGCATATGATTTTACAAATAAAGCAATGGACGTCACTACGGATGTGGCTTTTGGGGGTGGTTCTGACAACACTAATTGGCACGTATTAGACTATATGGTGGTTTATGAGCAAGATGTTGTAAGAGAAAGTCATACTAGAGGTGATTACGATATAGTTAATGTCTTAGAATATTGGGGACACGGTGTAGGAAGTACTGAAATTCAGAGGTACTTTTTAGGAGCAGTGATGCCCATTGTCACTCCTCTTTCTATTTACAGGTTTGGTGTACGACCTAGAACTGGTACCACTGAATTCGTCCAAGCGATATTGACGGGGGGCAAAGACCATAATTATCAAAGAAATCTTCTTGTACGGTGGGTAGTCTTACAGGACTTATGGAGTCAGCATAATCATGAGCTTTTGAGTGGGAGTATGACTCTACGTGGAATGCCGGGGTTGCGTCCTGGTTATCGTCTTGATCGCCCTGATAGGAATTTATCGGTATATGTAGAGCAAGTAAATCATAATTGGAATTACCCTGGTGCTTTAACTACAAGCATATCATTTTCTCGGGGGCAACCAATGAGTGCAACAGATACGCTTGCATATGCGCCTCCGTCAACTGATGATCCAACTAATACTGAAAGACAAAATTTGGGTAAAGTATTTAAAACTTCTGAATTTACCCAAAAAGGTAAAAAAGTTAGATTGGATATCCCAGGAACCTTTACTGGTAAGAAGGGTGTAGGGCGTCAGCTTGACACTAAACCACGTTCTGAAGAGCCTAAACGTGGTATATCTTTTCCAGAGTCTAAAGATGGAAACAAGGAATGAGTGATACTTTTAATAATAGAAGTGGTGGCACCCCTGGTGGCGTCAAAAAGCCAAATGAGAGCAGACTGACTCCTTCGTCTGAGATCACTAAAGGTAATATTAAAGAGATGTACACCCCGGTTATTGTAAAGGGTGTGATTATGAGAGTTTATTTTTCTAATGAAGAAGGTAATACAACTAATGATTTAGCGGATTTAAATCCGACTAATTTACAATCTCAAGTATTAGTAGGTGATGGATATCAAAAAGAGGCTCTTGCTGGTTCTGGGGGTAATCGTCAAGGGTGGGCTATAGAGGCTGATGTAAAGGTTATATTAGGTGTTTCTGGGATTGTTGATAGTGGATCAATAATTCCTCGCGCTAAGTTCTGTATACCGTTTGGTGGTATTAAAAATTATGGATATGTAGTCCCTACCGGAACATCTAATATAGGTTATGGAGGTTATACAGGGAAGGAGAATGGAGATCACTGCCTCATTCAATACATTGGGGGTATGAACGGTAATCCGGTGATTACACACATCTTTCCGCATGAAAGAAATCGTGGAGATTCTCCAGGCACCCTTAAGATGGGTACAGCATACGCTAGGATAAATGGTTCTAAATTTAACGTTAATTCTAGTGGAGACCTAGAAGTTGATACTAGAAATGCTGATGAAATATATACAACAAATTCTCAAGATGGAATAACTACTATAACTCGTCCTAGTGGGTCTTCAGGACGTATAGTGGTTATGTCTCGTAGTAATATAACTCTTCATGCGGGAATAGCACGACAGGGAGAAAATGCAGAATCTCTACCTAGAGGTAATTTTAATATAATATCTGGTAAAGACCTTAAATTAAAATCTGAAAAAAAAGATGTTTATATAAATGCTATAGAAGAAGATAAATTAGTAAATATACAGAATGAGAGAGGAAGTTTACGTAGAGTTGCTAGAGAGCATGATAAGATAGAGATCACTCGTGGTGATAGTGGTGATTTATTTTCGTATTTACAGATGTTGCATAGGACACTTGAGTCTCTTGCAGGGGCGTTTTCTGTTAGTACAGATCCTGCGGGACAAGTTGCGGGGATTCTTATTGATTCTTTTATATCGGTTTTTGACGCACCGACTTCTCAAGAGGGAGTTATTATAGAGGGAAGTGATTATTGTAAAATAGCTGGAGTAGGTGGTGCAGCTGACATTGATGGTGATCCAAGTGGTATCGATAATGATACTGGTAAATCTTTAGAAGCACTTCAAACAGAATGCATAGTGAAAGCTGTTACGGGGGAAGTATTTAACTTACTGATGCCCGATCCAAGACCAGAAATTATAACAACGATGGCTCAGGGATTAAAATCATTAGAACTTAGTCTTGAGGTTCTTAATCCTCCTTTAGCAGCCGTGGTGAAGAATGCCACCCCTATTATTCTTAATCATCTTAATATGGTTTTACAGGGGGATATACTAAGTCTAGCTGCTGCACCTGGAAACTTAGCGGATGTTACAATGAGTACGTTGAGTGAGGAACTTAATCCGTTGTTAGATTTTGATAAGGCAATTGAGATTTTAATTATTGTAAAAGCAGATGGTGCAGAAGGATTAACTTCTGACGAAGATGAGTTTTATACCACTAGTCTTCTTTGTGAAGATCCAGATACAGGGGCTCCTTATACTAAGGAGAATTTAAATGCTTATCCCTCAGATCAAGATCCATTAAATCAACCTGATGGGGAGGGAGATTTTGCTAATCCTAATAGTTTATATGCACAAAAAGATGCTATCGGAGTAGCATTAGCAAGTCCTGATGGTGTTGTAGGAAAAATAGCAACGTTAGCTTTGGATGACTTTTTTCCCGCAGCCGCTACAGCCGCTGAAATAGTAGAGCTTTCAGAGGCTATAGGTACGTATGCTGATGAAGACCCACCAAATATAGCTGGAATAAAAAATGCACTAAAAAATTCTACCTTAATTGGGCCTGTTGCAAGTATATTAGAATCTGCCGATAAGTGTATAGACAATGCATTAACCGCAGCAGAAGACGCAGCAGAAGAGGTTCCATAGTGGCACTCCCAATTAGTATTACAGGAGGTACGATAGCGACTGAAGGAGGGGTCTTTGCGGGTCGTACAGGAGAATTCTCGACACTTGCATCTAATAGTACAGGTGGCATTATTGATGCTTTCGCGGAAAAAGCATCAGATGTATTTGAGAAACGTACAGCTACAAGAATATTTGATTCTCATCAGGATATAGCCCTTAAAAGTATTGAGGGTGGTCAATTTCCTAGATTTGATGAAAATCAGAATCTTTATGGATTTACCTTATTTCAGTTTAAGCGTGGGTTTTTTGGGGGTGGTTGGGCACCTTTAAATGTTAATTCTTTATTAGGCTCGGATTTAAATAGTTTAGCGTCTGGAATGCTTGGTGGTGATCAAGTAGCTAACGTTCAGTCTTATTTCTTTAATATGCACCCGAAGTCCATGAATGTAAGTGAGCCGTTTGCTACACATATCGTGCCCACACAAGGTGGAGGAATGTATGTTGAGTCACAAGGCGTTCTGTTAAGACAAATGACGTTAACAGGTACAACTGGTTATCGCCCAGCAATGACACACGTAGTCACTCAAAACCCTGATAATGTTATACCCCATACTTTAAATGAACCTACTGGGTATCTAAACTTTCTTAAACTTAGGAATCTATTTAGGAATTATAGTGATCTAAAACGAACCAAAAGTCTTTCCTATAAGACTTATATGATTTTTTACAATAATAAAGAACAAGAAGCTTGGTTTTTTGAACCTGATACTTTTACTACAAATAGAGATTCTTCTTCTCCGTTTACATACGATTATAATATTAGTGGTAAATTAATCCAAAAAGTAAACTTTTCTACTATTGTAAGTAAGCTCAGTAGTGACCCTACAAGCGTTCATTTTCAAGTTGCTTCTATGCGACGAGGAGCAGCATTACTTAATGGCATAATTGGCCGAGCAGTACCGGCTGTGGGGGATGATGCTATAGGTGAAACATTAAACTTAGTTTCAAAGTATCTGTCTTATTTAAATGATGTAGATGATTTTGTTATGAGTGCGACAGAACTCCTGTCTGGTGGGATGGGATTAGGTCCTGCTGCAGTATCGGCTGTGGTAGGTGCTGCCTGGGAAGCAAAGAATTCTCTTAACTCTATTTTTGGTATCTCAGAAGGGTCACAAAGTAGATACGAGAAGATATTCGGTAAATCAGCAGATTACACTACTGCGTTCAGTCAATATGTGAAAACCATGTTGTACGCAGACCACCTAATAAATGACACAGCTAAGGCAGTAATGAAAATCTTCTCTCCTCAAGGGGTAGAAGAGATGAATGCTTTGTCTGTAGGTGCTGGTAGGGCCGCTAATGGCGTAAGAGGAATTACAAATCAACCGAAGGGGGGCGTTAGTAGTAATTCGTCATATCTAAATGACTCAGAACACATGATGGTACCGGCCACTATACCGGATGGGGAAATAGACCCTGAAGGGTTTGTAGCAGACCTGACTGGAGACTCAAGTCCTGAGCTTTTTGAGTTCACAATGATGTATAATGATTTGCAATATCCTTATATATCTCAAACTCCCACGTACCAAACTGGATTTAACAAATTTCTAACTGCGGGAGATATTTTATACGTACCAGTACCTATAGAACATACTGAGGGCGATATAAATACTATGATCAATCCAGCTAAGGCTGTGAGTAGTACTTATGAAGAGGTGCTTGGAAGAGATTTATTATTAATTAAATCCACAATGGGAACCACGGGTGTCTCTGAATTTAATTTATCTATTAGTCCACACGGAGATTTAGATATAATAGGTGGAAAAGATAATATGAAACAGGCTATAGATATAAAATTAAATACTGAGCGTGGAGAACTAAGACTTCACCCTGGATTTGGAATGATCCCAGTCATAGGTAGAAAGGGCACAAATAATCTAACTTTTAATCTCTATTTATCTTTGAATGATACTATGTTAAGTGATGGTAGGATCAAAGAGCTTACAGATACGTTTGTAAATATCTCGGGAGATACAGTCTCAGTAAAAACTAACGTTCATATAATTGGACATGTCCCCTATATCCCCTTGGTTCTTACCATGAGCTAAACGATGGCCGAATTTACTCCTAAAACATCTCAGCAAATTCTTACAGATGCAGTGGATTATCTGTATCATAATACGAATCTGTCAGATTTTAATGTAGGGAGCGTAATACGCACAATTCTTGAGGTTATGGCTGTTGAAGATGCTGAACAGTATTTTCAAATGTTTACTATCCTTGAGTCATTCTTCTTGAGAAGTGCGACTGGAAGTTCCCTAGACGATAGAGCTAAAGAATATAATGTCACTCGATTACCAGCAACATCTGCTATAGGTGAAGTTGTATTTTCAGATACAAATCTAAAACGATCTTTTTTAGCCTCAGATTTAGCTGCTGACGCATCAACTATCTATGTGGTGGACGCTGCTGAGTTTCCTGCCGTACCTTTCTTTGTTCAACTAGGAGAAGGCGGGCAAGTAGAACAGGTAGAGATAAGTGGTGTTACAGGTAATACTTTAACTGTGAAAGCTCCAGCGACAGCTCCTTTTAACGTAACTTATAGTCATCCAGCCGCTTCTACAGGGATAGATGAAATAGATAACCTTGGAAGTCTGGTTACGTTATTTGATAGCGCCCAAGCTCCTAGAATTATACCTACAGGTGTTACTTTACGGGCTCAACCTACTAATGTAACTTTTTCAGTAGAATGTGTAACTACTATGACGGGTACACAACCTAATGGATATTTTTTAAGTTCTCCTATTAAAGTAAAAAGTACCTCTGTGGGTGTGCAAAGTAATATTCCCGCTAAACGTTTAAATCAGATTGTAAGTGGTTCTCCTTATAGTGGTGCATCAGTTGTAAATCAGCTATCTATAGCTGGGGGAATCAATCCAGAATCAGATGGTGAGTTTAGAGATAGAATACGTCAAAGTGTAGCTGCTCTCCCAAAAGGAACTATAGCTGCTATCGCTGCAAGTCTAATTGGTACTTCGGACACCGATACTAGCCAAATTATTTCTAGAGCTAGGATAGTAGAGAATTTTGAAGAAGATATCGTTTACGCTTACGTAGATGATTCTAGTACTATATTTTCAGCAAGCGAAGAAAGGCCCGCTCAAGACTCTTTAGCTGCTCCAGCGGCACCGGCAACAGCCCTTACATTAAATAGTATAGATGGTTTTCCTACCGCTACAGTTTCTAATAAGATATTCATTATAATTAACCCACTGACAGCAAATACATTTGTTACTCAATATCAAAGTAGTAGTGGTACTACATTAAGTAATTTAGTTCCAGCAACTACTTCCGCTTATGCTGTGGGAGATACGGTAACTGTTTGTGAAGCTGTAGATATTGATATTGAAGAAGATAGAAAATATTTTCAGTTAGATAAATACCCTCTAGGGGATGAGAATCCTCTTTTATATTCATGTCCAGCACCTGGGTTTGGAAGCGCTACTAGGCTTGTACAGTTGCTTCCTGGGGAGATTAAGACATATGACGGCGGCGGGGCATTAATTGAGGATTTTATTGTTAATGAAGCAACTGGGCAAATAGAGATTTTTGAGGAAAAGGTTCTTCCTACTGGGAGTTCTTTGTTTGCTATATACGAAAATTACACAGGTCTTTTAAAAGAAGCTCAAACTGTAGTTGATGGTAATTTACTAGACCTTATTAATTATCCCGGTGTTCGATCTGCGGGAGTAAAAGTTCTCGTAAGACCGGCTAAACGTTCCGCTGTTACCGTTACCGCTGACATTACTATAGATAATGATTTGACAAGTATAGATACGGCTACTTTTTTAGTGCGACAAGTTATCATCTCTTATATAAATAATCTGGACATAGGAAATGACGTAATCGTTGCGGAGATAATAGACAGAGCGATGGGAATTTTAGGTATTACCAATTGTAAAGTTATCTCCCCTTCTGATGATTATACGATAAATTCAGACAGCGTGGCATACGCCTCGGATATTACTATCCTTTAGGAGTTTTTTTAATGGCTCTCTATGTAAAATGTACATCTCCAGCCCAAATTTGGGCCGGAAGCAATATCAATATTCCCTTTGATGGGACACACGTCATATTAGAAGCTTACGATGATAGTCCATTGCCTGCCGATGGCAATCCCGTCAGTGTAGCGCCTATAGTTGATATAACTTGGTCTATTTTAAATGCTCCTGAAGGAACGACGTATAATCAAGCTTGGTTTGAAGCTAATAATGGTGGAACGCTAGTAGGTGTAAATCCATTAGCTTCCGGTAATCTTTTTATACCAGATAAAGCTGGTACGTGGTTAATTCGCTGTACTAACACTGCTACTACTGAAGTTGTAGATGTCGTAATTGGTGTTCTTCAAGAGCGTACAGGTGTGAGAATTCCTGCACCAGGAGAGACTAATCAAGCTGACACAGATACACAGAATCATAATTATCCTTCTCTTCCTAGTGGTAGCCCTTCTGCCATGGGGTGGGCTAAGGATAGGAATTATGCTTTAGACTTATTCGATCAGCTTATTACCAATGCGGGTCTTCAACTTTGTTATTTTGATGATGCTGGTGGTATTGGTCCCGCCCCTTGGAGTGGAACCTTAAAAACTGGTGCTGCTGTTGCTATTACAGGACAACATACACTTGCAACTGATTTTTTTAGTGCAGGTAGCGGAGATATCGTTCCAACAGTAGGTCTTGCTCACGGCACTACCAACCCCGATTGTATTGGTTTGGTTTATTGTGGGTGGGAGGTGCCAGCTCTTGTTCCTAACGCACCTTTAACGGGGCAGAGAGTATACCCCCGAATACCCACTACTACGGCTATTCCTAATCAATCTTTGATATTAGTATCTCGTACAGGATCGATTACGGCACCAATAGGAGGTATTTTAAATTTAGTTGGTACTACTGTTGGTGAACTTTTATATCTAGGTGATACGGCGGGTAGATTAGTACGGGGTACTGATAGATTCGCTATGGCCACTACCCCTACAACATATGTAGTTCCCGTAGCTATGGTAGTAGAGGCTGCAAACCCTGGTACCGTAGTGGTAATACCAAGTGAGTATTGGGGAGGTACAAGTACAGCTAGTGCAGACCAATGTTTTCGTTACAAAGGGTTGAGTGATTTTAGAGGTGTTCGTGTAGGTGGTCCTGAGTCTACTGCCGTAGCTGGTGAGATGCGCGGCGCAATCGAGATGATTGCTACGTGTAAGGAAGCTGCCGGGTTAGCTATTGGTGACGTGTGCATGCTTTACCCTGATACGGCAGGTACTACTAATACAGCGTATAAAGGAGACGCTTCGCTAGCGGCTGGTACCCCAGGAATTGTAGGTGTTTGTATAGAAGCTGTGCTTTTGGATGCTGTGGGACACTTTGTTATTTACGGTCCTGCACAGGCAAAATTAAGTAGTGCAGCACAAACTGAATCTTCTAGATCTACTGCAACAGAATTATTTGTAGGCTCTTCAGATAATACTTCAGGGGCTGCTGGTGCAGGTATTTGTGTTACTTTCGAGGAGACAGGAAATAGAAATGCGTCTAGTGCTCGTCTTAAAATAATTCCTGTAGGTGCCGTAGTTCCCAGTGTTGGTATGGCAACTCCTAATACAATAATGGTCGGTAAGGGGACTACTGACGGTATCATTTCTTCTATTCATCATGGTATTGCCACTTCTGCTGAAGAAAGTACTTCTGTTGTTACTTCTTTATCGTCAGGAGCTATTACCCCTAATATTAATAGTTTAGTACTACAGGATGGTACTGCAACTTTAGCTGCTGGGACAGATCTTTCTGGAAGAGATAACGTTACTCGTATTAAGTTTGCTGGTACGGGAGCAGATGATTCTTTAGCTGAGATAAACCTATTTGAATCTAAGTTACCGGGCACATCTTTATGGGACAGTACTGGTGGGTCAGCTACTGCGTTAAACGGGGTATCTAGTACAATTTGGGCTATACCTGGGTCTATTTTAACAAATAGTGAAGCAAATTCTTTATATGGAACTTTTTGTTTAGATAATAGGTTGAGATATGCAGACCCAACAAGTACCCACTATAAATCTCATCAGAATGATATATATCTAAAGGTATATGGCTACGCTGTTGGAAATGTAAGTAGTGTTCAACTTCGGTCTAGAATACGTTTTAATGCTCCAGCAGATAATACTGCGGCTCCGAATCTACCTACAACTAATGATGTATCTAATGATTATCCTTATCTAACAGTTATGCTTAATCTTCAGCCAGCACAGAATTTTGTTTATGCTGGTATGCCAGGACTTGCTGCTGACTATAGAGGCTTTGGTATTAAATGCCCTTTGATAGATCAGGATACTTTTGCGTTTGTTGCTGGTGATAATTCTTTATCTGAATCTCGACCCAATTTAGGTGTTTTATCTCCACAAACTAATACTAATACTTTTTCTGCTACTACTATACAATATGGTGGATTCCCTAATGACTTTCAGAGGATGATAGAGACTGTAGATATAGAATTAACAAATATGAGTGCTGCTGATTTTGTGGTTACTGAAGTTGTTCTTCAATCTCGACGAAGAATTACTGGACCTGAGTTGGCGGGTAATGCTTTTAATAGTCAATATAGACTTAGTTATTTTGAGTCTTCTTATCCAGCGTATGCGTATTTAGCTTATGATCAAGATGCTACTACAGGTGGTGTTTTTAGAATTGAAAAAGATGCTACGGTACTTCCATCTCCTGGTACTGATGCTCTAACTATAGCGCGTAAAGCGGGTATTATTGGTGTTCCTAGTTTTAAAGATCCGGCTGGAAATAATGTTCTACATGATGTTTATGGTTTCATACCTATAGACCCACGATTAGTTAATCCTGGTTTAGATCAGCAATTAGTATTCACCGTTTATGGAAAGCTTTCATGTCCTACACCGGGGACAGATACCTTAGGGCTTAAACTTGAAATTGTACAAGTGGCTACGGGTACAGATCTTAATAAAGTAATAGCTTCTGCTGCTGGTGTTGTAACTGCTGTTGATTCGTTAACACCTGTGCCTTCAAATCCAGTTACTCATGAATTAACTGTTACAAAGCATTCTTTTACTCTCCCTGTAACAGAACCTAATGATCCTAATATCATTGGTTTTTGGTTTAAAGTAACAAGAGTAGACAATGCGACAGGGGGAGCGGCTGACGACGAATATAACTTAGGTGGTACAGAAGTATTCTGGTACATGACCAATATAAAACTGGAAGACTTACATCCTAACGGGGATATCCGAGATGATATTGAAAAGATTCCAGAAAATATTTACGAACAGCATATACCAGCGACAAGTATTATCAACGGAGATCCTGCGGCAGGAGTTTTTACTAAATATCTTAATTCTGACGTAACAGGAGCATCTCTTACACAGAGAGGTGGAGCAGTTGATACTTTAAAATTTAATGCCGTATTAGATGAGCGGTATGATGATAAATCAGGATTAATTGTAGATGTTTTATTATCTGTAGACGCTTTAGTGGGTGTAACAGATACCTTTGAATTACAATTAGAAGCGGGATATAAAAACATTTCTGAAGTTATTGTGGGAGCAGGCGCTCAGCCAGTTGATTCAGAGATTTATACTAATAAAGTATATACCAGTAGTGTAGTAAACACTGGAGCTATAGCTGTTAATGAGATTAGGTATTTAAAGGCTAGTTTCTTTATTCCTAGTGATCAATTGTGGGGAGACCCTGCGGACGATAATCCACAGTTTAATATTCCTGCTTACAACTCTCCTAATGTTAACTGCAGTAGAGATAAGGGAATTATTAAATTCTTATTATCAAGAGTAGATTTAGTTGCATTAGATATGAACGTTTTATCTGTCTTAGTACGTGGTGTTAGGGCCAATAAGACAAAGCTTTCTACTGTTCGTCCGTTAAGGGTAGGAGGTAGTAGTAATAGCCGGTCTATGATTCTTACCGCCCCTTATATAGATGATAGAAGAATTCTAGACCTTTCCATTCAGAGAAAGACTTTAAAATTCTGTGTTCCAAGTTATTTTACTCAGGGAGAGTTTGGAAGTGATGCTGCTTTAACTCCTCCTAATGAAGCTTGGGATCCAACTCCGAATAGATTAGTTTCTTCTACTTCAGTATATTTAACTTCTCCTTATCTAGCTTCTATGCCAGGACAACGTCCCTCTAATTTTTCTAGTGGATTAATGTGGGGTCATTTAATTACGCATAATTTTGCTATTACTTCGATTTCTGGTTGGTTAGGGCAATATGACGTAGGGGGGAGTGATAATCTTAAACCTTTAACAGGTGGTGTTGGTGCTGGTGTACAGATATCTCTTTTGCTAGGAGTTTCAGAGATTCCTTCAAGAACAGATAATTTAGGTACAGGACCTGCTAATGCTGCTGGTCAGCAGGCAGTAATAATGCCTAAAGTATTACCCGGTCCTGTTCCACAGATTGCTTTTCCAGGTATTGAAGGTCTTCCAATGTACTTTTTTACCAATGAAGTAGGGATACTTGATTGGCGACCTGATAGTTCTACAAATGGTATTAACACCACAGTCCACTCTAAGATAATGCCAAAGGTTATTTTACCTTCTTTATATCATCAATTTCCGCAGGGTGTTCCTACTGCAGGTCCCGTTACTAATGTCGGTAGTTATCCGTGGCAGTTGTGGATGCAACTTACAAACATAACTTCTCCAGGTGCAGATTTATATCCTATAGGAGAGATAGATGTGGAAATAGCTATTCTTCCTAATATACAAGATGAAGTGTGGTCTGACGATGAAGCTAGTATAGGTGGTGCGCCAGGTAGCGGACGTGGTTTCTAGTGATTAAAGAGAATGTTATCTAATGGCTATTGGTTCAGGATGTCCAGGATGGGGTCTTCAAGAGTGGGCTGACGATCCTTGGGGTGGAGAAGATGTAGTCGCACCTTACATTGCTTCTATATCTCCCGAATGCGGTTCTACGGGCATAGATATCAATAGTCCTATAGCTATTAAAGTGTGTACAGAAGGGTGTTCTGGTCTTGGTATTGATTGTACTAGGATCACTGTAAACGGTGACCTCGTTTATGATGCTAGTTTGGGGGGCTTACCGTATATCCATCTTAATGAAGTGCAGGTTCAATATTTGGGGGGACCCGCTACATGGCAGTGGGTAGCGGCTACAACAAGTACTATATCTGTATGGATCAAACCCTCATCAGCCCCTGCCCCTGACGGCGGTTGGATATGGGCGTGTATGGACGGGGGAGGGTTTGGTAGTAATGACAATGGCATTGGTTATACCGTAGGGCATGAGATCGTCGCGTATATAGGAAATTCTATGGTGACTTGGTCGCCGCAACCAGTACTCGATGATGGAAACTGGCATCATGTGGTGATAACTAAAGAACTTGTAGGGATTAACCAGAATTGTATACTTTACATTGATGGCGTGGGCTATGGGACGGAGGTTGGCGGTGGCACATTTGCGGCTCCCAACACAACTCATCTCTGTGTAGGAAATAGATGGAATCTTTATCCTACCCCCCAAGTCGACCCTCCTTCGTGTTTCGACGGTGATATAGATGAGTTATCAAACTGGGATATAGTTTGTACCCCAGCACAGGTATTAGAAATTTATAATAAAGGTAGGGGAGGCGGTATAGCAGACCTCTCATTTTTCGCCGCCAATAATCTAAGTTGGTATCGTTTTGGAGATACTCCAGGGGATAATTATCTTCTAATTCAAGATGCAGGGGCAAATCCTTTAGGTGACCTTACTGGGTTTAATACGCTCCCTAGTAGTATTGTTCGTGGAGTTACTTGGAATACTTTAAATAATGGGTTTGTAGCTCCCTGTGCTGAAGCTTGTAGCTCTGTACAAGTAGGAGACGAAAGCGGTCCTGTTGTAGAAGGTCTTTCTTACGTTACTTTTAGTGGTGACGCGGCAGTAGGAGAGCACTTGGACTTGCCGGTTGGCCAAGTGTGGAGCACTGCAGCAGAAGGTACTATATCTGTTTGGATGAAAGTTACTGCTGATCCCTTAACGACAGGCTGGGTATGGGCCACTAGCCACCCTTCTAATGACAGCGCAGGTCTATATTATAGAGAATCTTCAGATAGATTGGAGTTTTTATTGGATGGTGTCGTTAAGATATTTACGACACCTCCTTTATTAGATGGTCAATGGCATCATATAGTAACTGTGGGGTCTGGTTTAGACGTTACTTTATATATGGACGGAGTTGATTGTGGTACCAATACATGGGGGGCGGGTTCTCTTATAGATACTACACGCCATACATGCGTAGGGGGCAGGTGGGACGTCGCATATCCCGTAATAGATCTAGACGATTGGACCCTTTTAAAAGGGTTTATAGATGAGTTTTCGAGTTGGGATAGAGCCCTATCTGGACCGGAGGTTACAGAACTGTATGGGTATGGAAGAGAAGATATATCTTACCACTCAGCATTTCTTACAGATAATAAAAGCTATTACAGAATGGGGGATTCGATAGGGGATATCTATCCTACAATCGTAGATGTAGGAGCTTATCCTTTAGGTGACGCCACCATGGAGAACATGACGTCAGCGAACTTCGTTTATGTTGGAGGACTTGCTCATCTTGAGAATCTTTGTCTCTATTTTAATCTTTGTTGCACGCCTTTTGGGTGTGACTCTGAAGTCACAGTTTCAGCCACTTTTTGTAATGAAAATGGTGATGTTGTAACTATAGATGATTGTAAGTTCACGACTAATGACTGTAATTATATAGAAACTATAGAGATAATAGACTCACGACATATTGTAGTTAGATTCGCTAATAGAATGCTCGCTAATCCTGCTCTTAATCCCTTACTATACGACCCCACTGCTTGGTCTGTGGTGCCTGTATCTGGTGGATTTGTTAGCGATAATACTATTGAAGTTAAAAACATATTCGTAGCTAAAGAATTATTACCAAAACTCTTAATAATAGAAACTGTCAATCCTATGATTACAGGCCAGATGTATGATGTGTCTGGGAACCCAAATATATTGGATATCCATAGACAACTTTTAATAAATAAAGGAAAGTCATCTATATTAGGTAGAAAAACCAGATTAGATTCTATACTAAATAAACTTCCGAAGATGTATAAGAAACTAATAAATACGGATATAGAAGATAATCATAAATTGATCTCTATCTGGCAAATCTTCGCGGTAATAAGTATTGAGGATGAAAGAATGGGAGGCGATTATTAATGCCTAAAACTATTCTTCCACCAGGTGCTAAGACTTTCCTCAGTGTCGAAACAGCAGAACAACTGATTAGCGCCCTTCATGGGGTGTATGACAATGTGATGCTCGATACGTCAACGTCTGAGTACCTTACTCAATTAGGTATCGATCTCGCCGCTGCTAGACCTCCAGCACTGTTTAGTGATGATGACCTGTGGAGAGCTGTTGTAAAAGGTGTCGCCTATGGACCCAGGCATACCAGAGAAGCAGTAGTAAACTTCGTCGAACTAATCGTAGGACCTAAAGTCTCTCAAGTTACTACGCTGAATAGAAATTACTATACCCATATAGAAATTGACGACCCTCTAAATATTACAACTGGTCCTAACGCTTCCCTCACCCCCTACCCCGTAGAAGAAGTGTTAACTCACCACCTTATATTCTCTAGTGGTACTTTCATTTCCCTACCTGACCTTAATGTTTCTTATAATATAAATAATTTATTCAGTACCTATGGGAATATAGTTACCTTAGCTGATGGAAGAGAAGCTTTAGTAGATGACACTGTACGATTCACTAATACGCATGACTTAGATTTTCTAACTGAGCTTAATCATAATATTCCTCAATATGGGAATCTTATATTTGATAAGAATTCTCCAACCACTGAAGAGTCTGCTAGCTATGATTATTACGACAGAGACTTATCTGGGATTCTAAAACTTCGTGAGGGTCTTATCCCAATTGAGTTATCTAGAAGTAAATATATTCCAATTAGAACTTCTACCCTGAATGCTCCTGCTATTACAGGAGATATGTCTCTATTGTTGCTAGCGGATACTTTCTTTCCCGAAAACGATCCCCCCGTACCCACTATAGATACAGGAGATGTAGTAAGCATACTCTCCCCCGCTTTTGCGATTACTGGTAGGACTATATTCTCTGTCTCAAAACATGAAATAATTGTAAATGGTGGTACACCGTTTCCCGTAATACCCCCTAGCCCTAGCATTACAGAGGTCTTATACGAAATAACTACTGCCGCTTACCCAGGTCCACCAGCACACCCAGGAGGTTCCTTAGATAACGCTAGAGGCACCTTTATAAGTCATAAAGGTAAAATCATTAATTCTACAAAATTAGTAGATTACTCTGTAGATTTTACTAAACTACTTAATCCTTTTACAGATGGGACTGTCGCCACTGCCTCTACGGGTGCTGCAGCGAATGTATCAGAACCATTCTCTATAACGATAAATCGTGGATCAGACAATGAAGAAACTTTAGAAGTCCTATCTAGAGTAGGAACTACTTTAAATCTTGTGGCAGACCCCACAGATGTCTCAGGGACTAAATCATTACTTAGATTCAATCATGCAGTGGGAGAACCAATTGAAGTCTTTAACGCAAAGACTTCTGCCTCTGGTACCTACTACCCTTTAAGTGCTGCTGGGGCTACTACGAGTGTTGCTGACGCAGCGTCTACAGATATACTACTTCTTGACGCAACTAATCCGTTTGTTACCCAGAATGGGGATACGAATTATGGAGATGAGTTAGAAGTCATTGAGGACCTTGTAGGGGCTAATACAGGTGCCATAAGAACAATTACAACTTATGGAGCCGTTAATGCTGTATCGGTATCTATAGCTTTTCCTAGCCCGTTGGGAAATTGTACCTATAGAATTCGTAAGCTTTATAAAGGAACTATCGTCCCCGCCGCAGCTAATGCTGACCAAGAACTCTATGTAGATGATAGTTCTATTTTTCCTGAAGAAAACTTCTCCGTCATTTTAGATAGAGGGACTCCACAAGAAGAAGTTGTTTGGATTGGAGCTAATGACCTCACCCTAAATAGACTTACTGTTCTTAATAGTGACCTGGGAATAGCCTATCTCTCTAAGAATCATAACTTCGGAATGACTGTTGAAGCAGCTCAGGTATTTATACCCAGCTGTAATTGGGAAATTATAGAAACAAGAGCTACAGGAGAATTTACTGTTGCTTTTGAAAAAGAATGTATTCCACCTATAGACAGCCATGGGTGGTATCTCCACGAAGAAACTCCGTTCCCCTTATTAGATTCGTCTGATTCTACTGAGATTGGAGCTGTTACAGGCTCTACTGCTGGACTTCCTTTCTTGGAAACAACGGCAGTTATAAATGTTGATGATACCACTATCGAATTTAATTTGGATGAGTTCTTACGAGTTTTCGCTAATCCAATCTCTGAAAAAGAAGTTGTAAATCCTGCTTTAATATTTCGTTCTGGTCTTGCGCGGGAACCAGCTGGTACTGAAGAAGAGTTTTTTATAACCACTGTTAATAATGTTGGAAGATTAGTTAAAAATTGTGTGGTTGGCAGTTTTACTATTGTATCAGATGTGAGTTATGCCCACCTGGATGTATTGAGACTAGGTACTTATAATTATAAGTACCCTGGTCAATCAGAAAATGTATTAGTAAATTTTTCTACGGGACCGGATGATAAAGGTAATTTTGATATCACTCTTTTTGCTACTCCTTTAGTTTATGACCATTTTTATGGGGAAAGTATTATACCAGTTACAATGACTGTTAATGTAAACTCAGCTTTTGAAAATGCTTTTCCAATGGTGCCTTTTGCATCTCGATTAAGTTTACTAACGACCCATCAAAACTATCGTCATTTTGATAATTTAAGTACGTCTACTGAGAGGACGACTACAGCTCTAGGAAGTACCCTTAAGCTTGTTGATGACCACCAACGTTTTACGCACGCTCTTATTGGTGAAGAGGTGTATATCACCAAGACTCCTCTAGGAGCAGCTCCCGAAGGAGAAAGTCGTCGCATTGTAGCAATAGGGGGACTTAACAGTAGTGAATTAGAATTTGATGTGAGCACACCTTTTAGTGCCGCGATTGCTTCTGGTACTAAATATATTATTCAACCTTTATTACAGTCTGGAGATATATCAGAAGCAACAGAAGTTCCTTTAGGTGACGTTAATTCAGCTTTTGATCCTTCTTTAAATTCTTTAAATCTAAATAAGTGGGCAGGAGGTCACAGATCGATATATCCAGGAAGTTATATGTTTAGATTACTGGATGTATTTGAGGACTTAGTAGACCAGCCAACTTCAGCTATTGGTTCTGTTAGGATAGATCCTAATTCCCAAGATGAGACAGCCATATATAAATTTCCTGGTCCTAAAAAACTTATTGCTCCTCCTTTAGTTCCTTGGGCAGAAGTGGCTGCTATGGGAGTTGATCTGAATACGTTGGAAGTAGATTTGAGTGTTAAAAATACTATAGACGCCTTCATCGCAGCCGGGTCTCAAATAGTAGGTCGAGGTCTAGAGATATTGGCACCAGATACACGAATAGATTGGAGGACTGTTCATCGAATAACAAATTGGGACAGTGGTACTAGTACTCTTACAGTAGAGCCTCCTTTAGGAGAGATAGTTAGTTTCGTCATTACAGATCGAACTGCTTATAGAATATTAGGGAGTGGAGAAGCTCTTAGCCCAGCAACGATGGGAGCAGGGGGGTATCTTTGGGTAGATTATCCAGAACTATTTCCAGATAAAATTCAGGGAGATTTTCATGTCACTGTGGATAGAGCAAATGGGGGAGAAGATGTACAGGTTACAGAGTGTGTAAACAGTCTGGGTCTACACTACGGAAGATTTACTATTCATGTGGCTGAAAGTATTGGGGCGATTTACCCCCCTGGTACTTCAATAGAATTAAAAGTTAATAAATTTACATTAAACGTGCCTACAACTTCATTACTTTCGGGGGGATTTTATTTTGGATTTGGATTCCAGAAGGAGTTAGTGAAAGATAAAGATGTAGGTATGGGGAAGATAAATATCAATGAAACTACGGATAAGCTTATAGCTGGGGTTTACCACCCAGTAGAGTACAACAGTGACACTCCAGATAGTATTCTTTTTGGTAAATATTCAGTTGTTAAGAATAATTTAAAAATACCAGGTAATTCTTTATCCTCTCCAGTGATAAGAGGGGTAGTAGAAAGTTCAGTTAATGTTGCAGCGAGTGCTGAGTTATCTATACGGGGTTTAAGTTTTGATCCTAAATTATATAAACGATATAAAGATCTTATAGGAGCGTCTGTTACTACCGTATTCAGTGCTTTAGATACTAATTTAATACACACTATAGAGTCTATAGATACATCAACTAATACCTTTATAATGGAACCAGGGATTATTGATAGTGGAGGCATACCAATACCAAATACTGGTCTAGGAGGGATAGTAAGTACTCTTATTGAGATTCACCCAACCAGTACAAGGGTAGATGACGCAGAAAGATTTGATATGGGTCCTTATCTATTGAAAGGTATGGGAGTCCCTGCTCAATTGGCTAATAACTTTGTTTGTAATAATCCTGGTACTAATTTGGAGATAAAAGTTGCTGGCCCAGTATCTAAAGCCCTAATTGGACGTAAGGTATTAGTTACAGCTGATGGTGGTGGAGGTATACCAATAGGTGAGGAAAGGACGATTGTAGATGTAGATGCCGACCCTGCCACAGGACCAAGGATGATAGTGAGTCCAGCTTTTACTGATGTTACAGTGGCCACTCTAGAAGTTGCAGTCTTTCCTGAAGCTGCTAGGAAACCCCAATTCAGAAATAGGATAGGGGGCGTTTACACTGGGATAAATTACCCAGATGGGTTTCCTACTACTTTCACCCAATACCCTGCTGGACGTGATTACGGTATCGTAGAGGAATACGTTGAATACTCCTCTAGTTCGGGTAATATATACACTACTTCAGGAACAGTATACTTCAGATACGATCACCCACCGTCTACAAAAGTTATAGTGGGTAGCGGAGAAACAACCACCGAAGGTTTTGGAAATGATTACAGACCTTATTTACTTGGTGGTAACTATCTCTCATTGTTATTCAACGAAGATATAGTAAATATAAAAAATCTATTTTGTGCTGCTGGAATTCAGTGTAAAACAGAGACCACTGAGTTAGGGGAATAGGATGCCTAAAGAACTTAATCTATCACCCAATGAAAGAATCGACTTTGATGATTTTGAATACGGTTCAACGACTTTTACTGTTGATTCTTTAAGAGCCCATGTCACTCGTCTTTTAAGTGGTGGTTACCGGGGTGGTTTTGTTTTAGAGGGTTTTAGAATAGTTATTCCCCCTCCCGGAGCTAGTGACTTATATGTCACTGTCTATAACGGTATAGCGATAGACCGGAGTGGAAGACTAATTACAAAAGAGGGTACAGATCACTTCCTCAATAACTCTCGTGATAATCAAGACGCAATTTTACTAGAGAACAGTCCTAAAAATTATTTAATGTTGGAGTATACATTAGACCCTGTTGATTATAAGGAAAGGTCTTTTTGGGATCCCACGCATGTAAACAGTGCCATTAAAGACAGTTCTGGAGATGATATCCCACAACCGAGGGGTAAAGAATTTGAAACAGAAATACCTACAAGGAAGGCACAGAGTTCCACCATTATTGTTAGTGGTACAGGTTTTGAGGACGCTACAGATTCAAATAAAATTCGTATTCCTCTTGCGATTATTCCTATTGACACTGCGGCCATCGCTATTGATCTCTCCTCTTCTGATTATACCTCTCCCCAAACAAGCATTATTGAGAAACCTAAATCAAAAGACGCTAGTGGGGGTTTAATAGACATTGGATATATCCAATGTGCTAATACGCGAACATTTGATGATACTGGCAAGATAGAAATTAAACGTAGAGATAATACGGTCAGAGACTTTATTGTGGGTGGAGGTGGGGGAGTTGTACAAGAAATTGAGTTTATACAAAACGATAGAGAAAATAATATTCTTTGGTTACCTGCTGGTATCAGAGTAGATTCTGCTCCTGGTCCTAGTGGCTTTCCAGCTGAAGTACCAGAGATTACAGATATAGTAACAGAGAGATTAACTGGTACTGGTGATACGCCAGCCAATATATTAGACGAAGCAAGTAAATGGGATTGCCGTCCTATGTTCTTCTCGGTGACTGAAAAATACGGAAGTCGAGAAGAAGATCCCAATGCATGGCCCCTTGACACAGATGGGGTTGGAAGAACAGATTCCCGACAATTTAAATACTGGTCCGGTCTTTCTCTAATAGGTGATCCTAATCCCCTTTCTGCCTCTTTTCATTACCCTGTTTCTTCTGCATATGGACAACAAAAGATAATTCCTATGCACCCCACAAGGATAGAAACTCGTATAAAACAACAACAGGATTTCTTTAGAGTTTTAGCATCTCTTATTGAGGAGATGAAGTATGGATATGCTGAACCAATAAGAGGATCGTGGTCTAACGATGTAGCGGGATCTTCTATACTTGCTGCATTAGGTCTAGAAGACTCTGTGGGAAATGAGTATTTAATAGATACCACTCGTTATTTTAGTAAAGATTATGAAGGGGCGAATATATTTATTTTAGAGGGTGCAGTTGGTAACGTTAACACTAGAGGCTCTATATCAAAAGTATATGGAGAACATGTTTGTAAAATAGCTGGGTTTCCTCAACCCTTTGTAGCAACTAATAAGTATGAAATTGAACTTAATTATCCTACTTCCCTTCATCAATATGTAGACGCTATTGAGATAGGTTCTCTCAAAGAAGTCTATAACGCTCGTATAGATCAATTTACAGATACTTATGCTGAAGATTTAAATAGAAGACTCTCTATGAATAAAGTCGCCACTATTACAGTGGGTGACGGTATTAATACACATGGAGATTATATTGGGAATGCTGGCCTTAAGGCAGCTTTAAAACAAGCGTATGCTTATAAACGAGGGGCTACTATTTATGTTCGAGAAGGATCGTATTCTTTAGATGAAAAGATACTTGTAGGACCACACACAACTATCATTGGTGATGGACCAAATAGGACACAAATTACATTAGGTTCTGGAGATGTGGCAGATCCAATATATTTTGAACTGAGAGACTATCTAGGTAACTACACTGATGTAACTAAGAACTATGATGATATCAAATGTGAATCTATTTACTTTAAAGATTTAAGTATAACTTCTGCTAAAGATTATCCGTGTATATCAAATGCTACGTTAGAGTTTCAAGATTCTCCAGGTTCATCCGCAGTAGTAGCTCCCGGTATTTTTGTACCCGTAACTTCTACTAATCTAGCTTCTTTAGTGAGTGACTTTAAGTTAGAAAATGTCACGCTTGAAGGAGGAGGAAGAGGCGAATGGATTGCCGCCAATGACGGTAACGATACAATCTATATGGTTTATTTGGTTAGCTCTGAGACTAAGAATCTAAATCATATAAATGAAGATATAAAATTTACTAAATGTAATTTTAAACCAAAAGGCGGTGGTTTAATTCTCAAGAGTTGTAAAAATGTGAGCTTTGAAGGCTGCACATTTTCTAGCATACATGAGCCTCCAGCAGATAGGGTATCTGAAGGTATAACTTTTTCTTCAAGGGCCGATAAAGCAAATCAGATTTATAACGGCGTATCTATTAATAATACAGATATGAATGTTTCTATATCAGACTGTACTTTTAAAGGAATATTCCACTTGGAAGGAGCATCTAGTGATTATCCATCTGACGGTAGGGGGTGGATTAATTTTACGCCTAATTATTTAGGTCAAAATATTAAAATTGAAGGGTGTAAATTTATTGGAGATTTAGAGGGTACAGCTGCAACAGACTCTACTTCTCCACGACCTGATAAACGAGGACTTAGCGTAACTGCATATGGTCGTTGTATTGTCAGTTCTTTTCCTTTTGATGTTCTTGTGTCTAATTGTCTTTTTCATACATACCACACAGCTGTATTGTCTCAATATGGGTTGGTAAAATTATCGGGATGTAATTTTTGGAATTGTACTAAAGCTGTTCACGCTGATGGAGAATTTGCACAATCTGGAAATAAAGCAAATAACTATACTTATTTTAGTGATGGAGTTGCTACTAGTGCTGCATCTAATTTTTGGAAGGTAAATGGGCATTTTTATTATAGGAATAATTTAAATTATTTTAGAATCGACATTAATGGTTGTAATATTGATGCCTGTTATCAGGGAATATACATAGGTGTTGGTTCTGTTGGTAATACTAGTACTTCGTATGATACCTTAAGGTCTTATATTAAAGTAAATAGTAGTTCTTTTTGGGAGACTCATTACCCTATAGATTATAATTTATTAAGTGGTAATAGTGCCTATATAGATTTTGAAGAAAATACCTGGCAACTTATTGAAGTAACAGACTGTAATATAATTGGAGCACTTTTAGCTATAAGAGGTTCTGATTCAGACTATGCTGGCATAGAAGACGATACTGCAGTTTATAGTGCTAGAAAATTTTATATTAAAGATTTTAATTATAAAAATAATAATCATTTCAAAACTGAATTAGATTTAAATTATTATAGTCCTTTTGATGAAGGTCATGATGGTGGTTATGTATTTGTTTGTGCTGATACTATAAATGTTAGTGGTAATAATTTTACTGATTTTACTGTAGATCCTTCTACTGGTTCTGTATCAGATAGAAACCCGATTATATACATTGCTGCGGGAAGACAAACAAATTGTTCTCTTAATGTTTTTCAAGATTGTTTAGTAAGGACTTCAACTACGCATCGACAATTAACAGCTATAGAAATTGGTTTAACTGCTTCTTATCATGACTCAACCACTGTTGGCATAAGTGAAACTTTTAGACGAGGTCCAAAATTAGTAATTAATGGTAATATCATTAGTAATGAAATTCTACATAGTACTCTTAATCGTCTTATAAATGGTGTTTATATCACGCACCGCGTTAGAGATGTTGTTCTACCTAAAACAAATGGTATTTTAACTGGTGGTCCTCATATTCAGCCGTGGCTTGAATTTTGTGATAATGATTTTAATTTAATAAACGGTAATTTTGGATTATTAGCTGTTCAACATAATGGTTATAGTGACCCCTCTACTCCTACTACAGGAGATTTTGATAGTGGTTATGCTAATTTTTGGGAGTGGTTTAATGTTTCTGTTAAAAATAATTCAATAAGAATTGATATTGATGCGGGTGTAGCAACCGCTATGCATCAAATGCATGGTAACGATTTGACCTCTGAATTAACTGTACTTCCCATAACAATTAATAGTGTTTATGAAGCGGCGGGAGGAACAAATGGAGGCGGATTTGTTCTTGTTCCACAAACTTATGGGACAGGGAGTGTTGATCAACGTACCTTAAGATTTAACTTCTTAGGGGGAGCATGTACTCAAGCTCTAATCCCTCTTCCTAATAGCCCCGATTATTTTATAGCGTGTGTTGATTTAAGAAGGTGTTATTTTGGTGATGGTTCTACTTCAACCCGTAAGTATAGAAAGAATGTAGTTGATGTTCTCAATAATGTATTTTCTATAAATAGAGATAGTTCCGTTGGCTCAAGTACAGAAGATCTTCATGAATTAATGGGACTTAGAATTTCTAAATTCCCACCCGTATTTACTGTAAAAAATAACACGTTTGATAGAGCCCCTTTATACGCTAAATGGTCATGGAATAATCCTTGGCATGAATCAAGTGTGGTAGTAGCTAATACACTTACTCCAGTAATTGGTTTCACCATGGATGTTGTGAGTAATACATTTACCACTCATACAGTGCATGCATGTGTAGATATTAATCCTGCTACAGGTTTTGGACATGGAGGAGATAACGCATCTGGGGCGATTCCAGCAGCTCGCCCTGCGAATATGCATGGATATGCAAATATTAATTTTTGTGAAAATACAGTAGAAGGGACGGGAGATGGAGTACTACGTGGAACCTCAGCTGACCCTGAATTATATTGGCCCTATCAAAATGTAGTTAGACTATGGCACCCTAATTATAGATCGTGGTGTACTAATATGACCACCCCTGTTGGTGCTATTCCTATTGCCGTCCCTGATGGCACTGGAGCTACGTGTGTAGGTATATTTAATTATGGGCCAGACTCGGTAACAGAGTGGTATCAATCTATTGGAGGATTTGGAGTTCAACAAAACTTTGCTAAATTTGTATGGAATGTCGCCAGTAATCATATGGTTGATTCAATTTTTAAAATAACTGAGATGCTTCAGGGAGGAGCCGTAGCCCAAGGTGTTGTCCTTCCCCATACTCAAAATACTGAATTACAACGTCAGGGAAATACCGGAGCTGGAACTGTTATTCCTTACGATCCTTTAGAACCTTATTGGCAATTTATGTATTTCTATGACAATTCATTTGTAATGAAAGAAGGTTTAGATATTTCTGGAGCAGCAGCAGCATGGCCAGGATTAGCAACAGGAAGCACTTTTGATATTGAGTTTAGTATTTTCGGAACGGTTTTTGCCAGTAATGGAGGTTCATCCGATTATTATCTTTTAGAATTCACTACGGAGTGGGTGCGAGGTGGTCAGGATGCACAAGGAGACGGAAATCCTACCTCCCGCGTACTCCATTGCCGCGATAATAGAGCGATTGCGCTGAACGACGAAACCGCAGTAGACGCCAGCTTTCGATATAGAGATATACACCTTGCAAGAAATCTAGGTAATTATTTCGCTCAAGGCTAAGGTAAGTATTCTTTTTACTTGGAGTTAAAATGACTGAAACGATCTTTTCATTAGCTTTAGCACTTGTCATCATTGGTGGTGTCACTTATAGCCTTATGGCTATGATGAAACCTTTTATCCCAATGAAATGGCGTAAGACTAGCGCCTTGGGCAAGTCGGGCATGCTGGTCCTTCCTATGGCTGTAGGAGGCACTTTAAGCGTCCTTTCTATGGGAAGCTTAGTTGGACTCGTCTCTGGCCTTACCGGGGGTCCTCCAGACCTTCCTGTGTCTTGGGCAGCGGCATTTGTCCTTGGTATGTTCAGTGGTTCTTTTGCTACGCAGATTCATAGTGCGGTACGCAGTCGAATCAAGTTAGCTGCGGAGAAAGCTATCGCTGAAGAAGGTTGATATTATCTTGTATTTGATATGGAGATTCCTTTGTAAAACTATTTTCAGCCTTACGTGGTGGAAAGAACATTGGTATCTTCCATGGTTATTCATTGCAGGTATTGTCGGCTGGGTGATATCGGGGGGACGGGGCTCAGCCCTGTCCCTCATTAAACGCACCACTGAGATACGCAAAGAAGAACGCAATAACGTAATAGATATACGTCGTCATCATATAGAAGAAGAAGCAAAAATAGAACGAGAATCTAATCTTAAGAAAGAAGCTGTACGTACTAAAGCAGTAGCTAGATTAGAAGCTGAGAAAACTCGTCTTCGTAAACAACAAGAGCTTCTGAAAGGAAACAGTGAAGCAATCAATAAGGATTTAAATGACGTCCTTAATGATTAAGAAATTGATAGTCATTATTGTTCTATGCACTTTTTGTAGCACTGTGTGTGCTCAAGAAATAAAACTCTATAAAGCTGGTACAACGTTATCATTAACCGAAGACCTCCATTGCATGACCAATGAAGTGGCTTTAAAGGTATCCACCAAATTAAAGTTGTTACCTAAAGAGTGTGAATTAAAGATATCAGAAATAAGAAAACTGTCTGATATAGAAATTGACACCTTAGAAAGAAAATTAGTTTTACAAAAAAAAGAATCTTTAAGTATTATCTCTGAGAAAGATAAAGCAGTGGACCAGATACAATTGGCATCGATTGATGAGATATCTAAGATTGAAAGCTCTCTTTGGTGGAAAATCGCTTTGGGCGTACTTGGGGGCGCTGCCGTGGGGGCTGGCGTTACTGTTGTTGTAATGACCTTTATGGAATAACAACGTTCTTTTAGACTGTTTCTTTTTATAGAGTTGATGTAGACTACACATATGTTTATTGCCCGTTTGGTCAAAGGGCGTTCAGGAAAGCAATCCATGCTTATCGAATTGGATTCAATGTTTCCTGAGTGCCAGAGACTTATAAAAGACACTAGCCTGTCCAAATTATGCTGCTGGACGAATCCTGGCTCTTGTCATGTGGGTTCCTTCACCACAGACATGTCGGTGCTTGTAGAGCGCGTTTATCGTATCTTCTATTCGATGCCACAGTTAGACCTCATTGTTCTTCATTGGTTAGCTCCTCACCCCAAAGCACCTAATAAGCAGAGGCGATGGGGATTAGTTATAGACAGAGACGAGAATAAAGAGATGCGAGTGAGCACCCTTAACAAGTGGGCAATCGATGCTATCGTAAATCGTATAGGAAAATCTTATAGCATAGAGATGGAATTATAATTTATGGCTAATCCTACATTACACATACATTCTAATTATACTTTTATTGAGGGGTCTTACGACCCAGACATTGTAGACAAGGCGACAAGATTCAGGAAATCTGGATACAGGCATTCTACAGCTTATAAGAATCGCGCATGGGATGGATACACCAGGCTTTTCAGTAAAGCTAAGAATGCTTTCCCTACAGGTTTAAAAGATAGGGTAATTAAATTATATAAGAAACAATATTCAAATATAAAGTTTGATATAATAGACCACAGGGATTTTAAGAATCCTAAACTTATTACTAATATAAAAAACATAGAATTAGACGGTGTAGTTCTCAGGTCTCATCAGATAAAAGCTGGAAATTCTATGCTTAAGAAGAAGCATGGAGTTTTATGGTCTGCGACTAACAGTGGAAAGACAGAGATAGCTATTGCTGTAATTAAGGCAATTGATGAACCCACTCTTTTTTTAGTAAAGGGTAAGGACCTTGTTTTCCAGACTCATGAGCGTTTTAAGAAACGTTTAGGTAGTAAAGATGTAGGCATTGTGATGTCTAACAAGTGGGATGTACGCAAGTTCACTATTGCTTCAGCTGATACTCTAGCTCGTCGATTCAATCCTAGTAAAATAACGGCTACGTCGGGGGAGAGGAAGCGTCAGGTAGAGGAGCTTTTAACAAGCATCAAGGTTGTAGTTATCGACGAGTGTCATACGTTAGCTTCAGACGGTTTATTCTCCATCGTTCGTTACTGCACTGCACCTTATCGATTTGGATTAAGCGGCACGCCTTTTAAGCGCGGTGACAAGCAGGATTTAAAGCTGATTGCTCTCACAGGAGAGGTATGTCACAAGGTTACTAACAAAGAGATGATTGAGGATGGGGTGAGTGTTCCTACGCACATCACATTTATAGATATAGATAAGCCTACGATTCCTATAGGAACTGATTACCAGACAGCTTACGAAGATGGGGTGGTAAATAACATCCACCGTAATAAGATTATATGTGACACTGCTCTAACGTATAACGACGCTGGCAAACAAATTTTAATCATTGTTAAAAAGATAGACCATGGTCATTTAATAAGTGATTTACTTGTTGCTTCGGGTAAATTTGTACCCCATAAATTTATACACGGAAGTCTTGAGACAGAAGAGAGAGCAGAGGCTATAAATAATTTTAAAAATGGTATTACAAAAATACTAATATCAAGTAGTATATTAGATCAAGGCGTGGACATCCCTAATATAGATGTCCTAGTGTTTGCCTCTGGTGGGAATAGTTATATTCGCGCTATCCAGCGTGTAGGTAGAGGACTGCGATTACATGACCGAAAAGATAAACTACTTGTTATCGATTTCAGCGACCGAACAAATAAATACCTTGCAAAACATAGCCTCGAACGTCTACGAACGTATACTCTTGAGCGGTGTTTTACTATTGATATTATTAGTGATGTGGGAGAATTGGTGAGTGTACATAACTGAGTTATCTACAGGAGATAAGATTCTCCTTAAACTTAATAGCACGACTCCCGCTTACCCAGTAATGATCGGTAAAGTTTTCCTGTATAAAACTGGTAAACAATACGCTAAAAAACAAAACATATATTTCACTAGTGGCACAGCCACAATCATACGAAATAGTGATGATGTATTGGTCTTAAATTTTGTGTCTCGGTCTGACCCTTCATTCAGTGGCATCGCTGAGATAGACTACGGAGCTATCAATCTTTTATACCTCTATGAGGGAGAGACTAATGAAGCTACTGTAGCTGAAGGTCTAAGAAATAAAACTACGGCTCCAGCGATGGATATATACAGAAAAAAGATAATATTAAGATGGAAAGAATAGGGATTATAAAACCAGAGTATGTGTGGTTAACTTCTGGTGTAGGGAAGTGGACCAATGAAAAGGCAGCAGAAGTCCTTGCTAAAAGAAAGGCAGGGATAGATAAGTATAAACTTATAGATGTTGCTAGAGTCCTTAACTCTAATTTCCGCCTGGTCGATGAGGTGGAGTTTAATAAGAAATCCAGCAACACTAGATATGCTTACATATACGGCACTATTATTCAAGTTACTAAGGGAGAATCTATAAGAGGAGATATATCTTTAATTAATGAAAAGGAGTGGGGCTCTATTATGTATTATTACCAATACGGTGATGGAAAAGATTTATCTTCTTCTAAAAAAGAGATAATTCAAGAGTATGAATCTCTTAATAAATCTACATCTCCTATTCCTTTGACTAGGTATGAATCTATATCTAATGCGGATTCAAATTATCATTATTGTTTAATCTTAGCGGCTATGATCATTGGAGAACCTCACTAGTGAATTCAATAAAAGCACAAGACGTAGTGCTCATGACAACTGCAGAGGTAATTCTTCATCATAACTATCCAGTAGAACCAATAACTACTAAGGAAGGTTTACGTTGGGTAATTTCTCAGAATAAAGGGGGTGCAAAAGCAAAGTTTGTTACCCACCTTGTAGGCTTAGTAACGGTAAATGATTTAGACCAAAAGGAGTTTCAGGTTTATGGAGGTCCATACGCTGGTCAGGGTTTAGGATTAAATTTAACGTCCCATGGTGAGGATTATACGGCACTAGCTATCCTACCTTGGAATTATATCAAGGGTATGTGGATTCTAGAACAGCAAGAAATCCCAAGGATATCAAGAACTTATGGACGTATGGCTATAATTAAAACAATGGTGAAATTTTGAGTAAGTTAGTATTAAGATACAATCAGATTTCAGAAGCTATAGAACTGTATTTTAAAGACAAAGAATTACAGAATTTTCTATCGTTATCTATTACCCAGAACTTACGTACTTGGAATAAGAATAATAACTGTTGGGTTATAATACCGGATGCTTTATATGAGGTAATATCTTACTCTAGACATTTGTTTAACCACATAGACTCTAGCTCTTTACCTATAATGTATCAGAAAATAGTACAACGGGCACTCCAAGGATTACCACAGGAGGGTCTAGATACTAAGTCACCCACCTTAAACAAAGATAGTTCTCCGTATTCAGTTCTTTATATACGTGAGGATGCACCAGACTTTATAATAAAAGCAGTCTATAAAGCGTTGGTATTTGAATATCACCCAGACCACGGTGGGAATGCTGAACAATTTCAGACGGTTAAGGAAGCTTACGAGGAGATTATAGGGGGGGCTCCGTAAGCGCACTTATTTTTCTTTTTGACTTCCCCCTTTAGGGGGAAGGTTTTTCTTTTTGTTTTATACCTGATTATATATTTAATATTGTTTTTTCTTTTTTTTGTTACTTTTTTTTCTTTTTATTCAGTTAACTCTCCGAGAATCCCTCACCAGTCGCTTCGCTCCTGCCTCGTTATTCGCTGTCGAGTTGTGGCGACCCGAGGTCGCCATAGAAAAAAATGGTGTAAATCCAAGGACTTATAAATAAAGTTTAAATTTAGGGTTTCCTTTTTGTCGATAATATCGTACCACCTACTTCCAGCACGGAGCAGTGCCTTGGGCCTTACAAACAACGAAGAGAAATTTACAAGTCGAAACCTCAAAAGAAAATCATTTAAATACAGAGACTTAGATGTCGTTAGCAACTCAGATACTTTTACAGAAAACATACTTGGAAACCGTGTTACCGCAACGAGATCACACCTTTTAGACTTCATCAAAACTTACGAACAGAAGCTTGCCGAATACTTAGACAATCCCTTTTTGACCATCTTGACGGATGGTGTCCTTTCGAGGAATTTGAAAAACTTTAAAGCCTATGTGGTGGGGGCATGCATTTGTCTTCACTACGGCTTCCCTGCCAAACGATTTATCGAAGTTCAATTTTACTATCACGACATTTGGAAGAAGACCGCACCGAGTGTTCAGTACGTCACATCGTTGCTTTCGGATTGGAATTCTGTTGGTCGATATCGACAATACTGCGCGACGTTTGAAAATGAGTTGGATTATTTTTCTGAAGGTGTTGATAACGTAAACGTTGCTCTCCAAGACAAACAATCTACTTCAGTCATTGAGACTCCTAGTTCTAGTCTCGTCCTCATATACGAAGAAATGATTAGCTTCCAGATGGAAGCTACCAAGTTATCAAGGAAATCTGTTTTGAAGCTCCTGGGCTATCCAGGGAAGGAGCGTATACCGTTTAGATATCTTAGGACTCTTCCTCTTTATCTAGAGCTGATAGCTGAAGATGCGTGGGGAGAATCCGTTAAGGAACTTAGTTCTTATCAAAAATTGAAAGCCGAAATAGAAAATACAAAACATGCATGATGAATTTATAGGCGACATAAACGTTGAATTCGATTTAGATTTTCAGACCGCTATATTGTCGCTGATGTATAAAGACCCTCGCTTCCTATCTTACGCAGCGGATAATTTATCCCCCAGCTACTTCACTGACAAAGATTTAGCTTGGATGTTTTCCACTTTAAGATCTCATTTCCTTGATACTCGCAGTGTTATTAATGAGCGAGCTATTAAGGATAGACTTAGAGTAGATATAAGAAATGGGAGGTTAGATTCAGAGCGATTAAAATATGTCCGACAAGTTTTTATAAACATACAGGACGATGCTCTTACCGATGCTGGATACATTGAAGATAGAGTTGTTCTTTTCGTAAAGAAGAACTTAATGCAGGAGGCTTTCCTTGCAGCGACTGCTGCATATCAGAAGGGAGATTATGGTGCCATCTCCAATGTCTTCGCTGAGGCTTACACGAAAGCTGATATTTTATTCAAAGCTGGCCAATCTTATCCTGACATTGAGGATTTTCAAGAGCGTGTAAAGCGTCGTAATGTGGTTAGGAATGTAATACCTACAGGCATTATGGATTTGGACAACTACCTTCGCGGTGGTGGTCTTGGCGAGAAAGAGATGGGTGTTATTCTCGCTCCCACTAATCGTGGCAAGTCGATGATGCTCAAGCACATTGCTGAGTTCAACATGCTTCGTGGTCTTAACGGTTTAATCTTTACTCTAGAGATGAGTGAGGACCGTTACTTAGATCGATTCGACATGAGTCTTTCTCGTCTTACGACTAATGAGATGTTGCAGCATCCTGATGTAGTTGAGAAGAAGTTAAAAGAGATAGCTTCTAACCCGGCTTATGGGAAGGTTTACGTGAAGGAGTATCCTACTCAGTCAGTTACTGTGGACAACCTAAGGTCTTGTGCTGAGAACTTAAGGCGTAATGGCTTCTTTGCGGACTTTATAGTGGTAGACTATGCAGACCTACTACAGTCCACAGCGAAGTACACAGAGAAGCGTCACGAGCACTCTCACATCTATGAGACGCTACGAGGGTGGGCTGTAGAGGAGGAGCTTCCCATATGGACTGCTACGCAAGCTAACAGAGCATCGTTGAGTAAGACTCAGGTTACGGTAGCTGACATCAGTGAGGACTTTGGGAAGGCTATGATTGCAGATGTCATCATAGGGTTATCTCAGAATAAGAAGGAGAAAGACAATCGAGAGATGCGTTTGTTTGTAGCTAAGAACCGTGACGGCACATCAGGGATGGAGGTTACGGTGCGTACAGACTTTGCTCATGGAAGATTTTATGACGGACCTTGACAAAGGAGTTTCGTTGTAGTACATATATGTATACAGTATCTTATTATTAAGAGTATATAAATATGTTACATAATATTAATATTAATCAGTTTACATCTGATTTTTTAGAGTGTGAACTTTATAGGTTGTTTGATTTGTTTGTTCCTCATGAACGGTTGCCGCGTGTCTCAGTATCTGTAGAGCCATCCAGTGGGGATGGTATGGCAGCCAAGGCTATGTTTAATCCCAACAGCATTGTTTTATATGAGGATTATCATGCAGCCTATCCCGATGAGTATAAGCTCACCTTACTTCATGAGGCTGGGCATTTTGTTTATTCCAGGGACCATAGTAATTTTGATATTTATTATGAGTTTTTAAATTTGAGGCAACGATTCATTGTTGAGAAAATAATACCTGATTCATATGAAGAATTTTTATATTGCAGTTCAATTTCTTTAGGTACTTATACTTATGTGTGTAGTGGTTGTAGGAAAAGGGTAACTTCTCATTCTTCCATGGGTACTGAGTGTTCTCTTTGTGAGAAGAACATGCTTTTGGTTGGTGGGTTATGATGGTATTTCTTTTTTACGATGACAGATAATGAGATAGACTTAATATACAGAGTTTCAAGGCACCCCTTATGGGTGTGGGTGCCTGGTATGCTAGGGGTAGAGGTAACATCAGAGACAGTTTTCACTAGTGGTTTGAATTATGAGAGGTATGGTGGTGAGGGAGACTTTTCTAAATTCAGTCCTTCTATTTATGACTCTTTTACGGTTTACTTAATTTGGGAAGGTATAAAGAATTTTAATGTGGATGGGTATTCTTTGGTTAGATCTTATGAATCTAATGTTTATAAAGCTGGTTTCAAGAAGGGAGATAGCAAGTCTATATTACTATACTCGTCTGCATCTGAAGGTATCTTAGCTATTAGAATGTGGATTTGGTTTGCTTCTAAACATATTCGTGGATGACAAAACATATAATATTATTATACTCCTCTCCTTTTTAGATTTAGAAGGTTAGTTCAATGTCAAAATTCAGTGGTGCAGGGCGGTGGCCCGATCTTATAAAGGGGTGTGTTAAGTGCAGCGTCTCTAAGTATTCTTCTTCTTATGGACGCAGAGGACTATGTGTCCGCTGTAATCATACCGAGACGTTAGCCGAGCGTATTCATTCTTGGCCTATTATACGGCGAGATAAACAAAATTATATTGATGCAGCTTCAAAGTATACTAAGGATAATTACTGGCGGCGTAAGAAGGTTGAGGTTATATATCAGATAGTCAGTCAGATTGGAGCTACAGAGGCTTCTGAAAGGTTAGAGGTCTCAAAGAAAGATATAAAGAATTGGATGAACGGGGTTGTCATCCCCTCTGAATTTTCGGAGAGAGTAAAAAAATTGAGAGATGAAATATACGACCTTACAGTAAAGGCTAAATCAGAGTGTAGAGAGGAAGAGTTCTTTAATCATCACCTCCCTGAAGTTAGGATATTTGAAGGCAAATGCATTTAAGTAGAAAAGAGTTTCTCTCAAAGTTTGATTTTGAGGGATATGTAGTGTCTCGTTTCTCTCCCTTATTGGAGACAAGTGACACTGATAGGGTACGTGTGTTGTGTCCTATGTGTGGTGACACTACGGGTCACCTTTATATTCTCTTGTCAGCTGGTCTTCCTTACTGTCAGCGATGTAAGTACGACCCTAAATCTCCAGTTCGTTTTATTGCGGACGTAGAGGGAATAAGTTTTTCTGATGTATTCAAGATGTGTGGAGATTCACTGTCTCACCTAGATGTTTCTGTAGAGGAAGCTGTAGAAAGCTTATTTAAGGAAGAAGAGGAAGAGGAATTTGAGTATGAGGTGGTGGAGATGGATAACACCTTTGTTCCTGTTCTTGAGCGTGTGAATATTCCTTCTATAGATAAGGTACTTGCTAAGGCGTGTGAGTATTTAGAGGCACGAGGGTTGCGTACAGACCAGATTAAAAAGTATGATATAAGGTATTGTTATGACGGTAAGTACTCAGGAAGAATCATAATCCCATGTTTTTACGACGGAGATTTTGTTACATTTGTTGCTAGGGATATTTTTAACGTTAGCAGTAGAAAGTATTTGAACCCTTTGGGGAATAAACAATCAGATTTTTTATTCAATTTAGATAGTATTAATTCAGACAATGTTGTTTTGACGGAAGGTGTGTTTGACGCGATTAGCGCATCGTTAGTTTTTCCAGCAGTTGCGTCTTTTGGTAAGTCTTTATCGAAGAGGCAGCTCAATATTTTGAATAGTTTCAAGACTGTTATGTTTTACTGGGATAAAGATGCATACCCTCAAGCTGAGAGGTATGCTGACTCATTACAAAGTGATTGTTCTGTTGTACTGCATTCTGATGGTAAGGATGCGGGCTCTAGAAGTTATGAAGAAAACAAGAATCTAATGGGTTCTGCGGTTAAATTTAATTCTGTAGATTATTCGATGTTTAAGTTGTTAAATTTGAATAGTTGACCTTCCGTGTACCGTTTTGGTAGTAGGTCGGTCACCCCATTGTACGCTTAGGAGGCGACATGCGTTTAAAAAAAAGTAGCGATAAAAGTACTAGAAAAGTAAAAATTCAGATTTATGTATCTCCTGTAGATTATGAATGGCTTCTACTTGATGGTGAGAACTGTGGCATCACGGTGTCGGAGTTAGTACGCAGTCTGATTAGAAAGCACTATGATGAGAAGTTGGATCGTGTTTAATGCAACCCGATTGTTTTGGTCGTGAGTATTATGACGGGGGCGGGGGTGAGTGCCCTTATCATGAATGTCTATTGCGTTATGAGTGTAAGCAGGTTTTCCTTACTGCTGAGGGGTTACTTAAGTTAAATAAAGCTAAAGAAGAGGTAGTCTCTCCGTATAAGAAGGTTCCTCCGCAGCGTATTGCTAAAAAACGTGCGGGGTATGTGAAGCCGGGACGCCTTTTATATAAAGACGAAGGAACACTCAGAGATAAATTAATATTTTATGTGCGAGACTACTTAGAGTCATCGGGTTATACGACTAAATCTACCAAGTGCCTTCATTCGTTTGTGGGTGATGACGGGAAGTTTATTTTAAAAGTTGATACTAGGCGTAAGAATTCCATCCTTCTTTACGTAACAGATGAGCTTTCAGACCTTTTGATGGAGGAAGGTTTCAGGTGCCGCGCATTGTTTGATTCTGAGAGACCTAACTTTCCTTCTTACCTATTGTGGGTGGTAACGTTACGTGGTGAAGGGGATGTACAGAGATTTCAAGAGGCGTTTGAAGAGTTACGGGGGAAGTTAAATGATTCTTAATGATTTTAAGTGTACTGCTTGTGAGGTAGTGTCAGAACATCGATATAATTATAAAGACCAAGATATTTTGGTGTGCCCTGAGTGTGGGGATAATGACCTTAAGCTTCTGTTGAGCACGCCGGTTATTTCTAAGTTGAATACAAAACAGCGAGTAGAAGATGCGCTTAAGAAAAGAACAGTCCAAGACCACAAAAAACATAAAGCGAAGCGTCTCGAAAGACAAAAAGCGAAGCACTCGAAACTCTTCGACCTCTAAGCCTAAGAGTAGAGAGCAAGTACTGGCTAAAGTATTGTCTGAGGTAGATGTCGAGGCTATTTCTGCTGATGAAACTTACAAATGCGTTAATTTAGATACTGTCCCTAAATTGTTAGAAGCTTTTGAATGTTTTCTTGAAGACAATCCTTCAACAGTAGCTGTCGACACAGAGACAGAGGGGTTGAGGTGGGAGCATCGGATAATCGGTGTGTCTTTATCATGGTCTGACGAGCATAATTATTACCTGCCGTTGCGTCATGTGGGGGATGAGAAGCAATTAGATTTGGAGGACTGCGTACTCATTCTTAATGAGATTCTAGGTCACGCTGATAAGAACTACGTCTTCCATAATTATAAGTTTGATTACCATAAGCTTGTGAAGGAAGGCATCCATGTTCGCGGTGTTATACATGACACCATGCTGATGCATTATATTTTGGATGAGAACGATAGGCACGCCCTTAAACACCTAGCGACTAAGTTCATTGATCCTAAGGCTAGTTATTATGAAAAGATTATTGCTGATATCCGCAGGCGTTTAGCTAGGGGATTGAAGATTAAGTTAGCTGACTTCGGCTTTGAGCATATCCCTGTGAGCATCATGGTGCAGTATGCATGTCGGGATACCCTTTATACTTTAAAATTGTTTGAGCGTTTTAAGAATGAGATCTACAGCGATGAGACTCAAGCTAAAGTATATGAGCGGGAACTAGAAGTTCTTCCTGTGTTGTGTGCAATGGAAGAAGAAGGTGTTTATATAGACCAAGATTTATTAATGGATAAATCTAAATTTCTGAATAAGGAAATAGACGACCTCCATTCTCAAGTAATAGAAATGGCTAGGTGTGACTTCGATTTAAATAGTCCTAGTCAGCTTTCTAAAGTTCTACAGAATAAAGGGATTCATACAAATCAGTATACTCCCAAAGGTAAGATGTCTACTGACAGGAAAGCTTTGAAAGGTATATCTCGGAGTTTTCCTTTCGTAGCTAAACTATTAGAATATCGAGATAGGTATAAAAATAAGAATACCTATACTGATCCCTTACGTGAGTACTGTGATGCTGGGAGTCGAATTCACTGTAGTTACAGTCAGGCAGTTGCTGTAACTGGCAGGCTAACGTGTCGCAGTCCAAGTCTCCAGGTTATCCCGCGCTCAACAGGAATCAGAGAGGCATTTGTACCCCCCTCTGATGATTTTTTGATTGTTCCTATCGATCTTAGTCAAATTGAGTTGCGATTGACGGCGCACTATAGTAAAGACCCTATTCTTATGCATGCGTATACGTATGATGAGGACATACACTCACGTACCGCTGCGGAAATTTTCGCCGTCGACATAGAAGACGTCACAAAAGATCAACGGACTATTGCAAAACCTGTTAACTTCGGTATCATTTACGGGATTGGGCCAACGAAGTTAGCTGAGACGTTGGACATAAATGTGGGACAGGCCCAACATTATATTGATATGTATTTGACTCGTTATGTGGGCGTTGCGTCCTTTATTAAGAAGTACCAATCATTAGCGAAGAAGAACGGTTATGTACGTAACTACTTTGGTAGGGTTAGGCACCTTGATTTTCTCACGAACACAGACATTGAAGGGTGGCAACGCGAGCGTGGGTATAGACAGGCAGTCAATTTTGTAATCCAAAGCTCTGCAGCCGACATGTTCAAAATCATAATGAGACGATGCCATGACCTATTAAAAGAGAAACGTTCGGCAATGGTCATGAACATTCACGATGAGATTGTCTTCTACATACATAAAGAGGAGATTGATTTACTAATTCCCATAAAACAAGCATTTGAAAATTGGCAGTTTAAAGTCCCCATTTATGCTGAAATATCCTACAGCGATATATCTTGGGGAGATAAGAAACCATTAGCTGGAGTATAAATAATGGAAGAGAAGCAGGCTGAGCACGGAATGACTATTGACGGTGCGACATTCGACCTCACGCGATTATATACAGAATTAGACCCCGTCAATGATGTCAAAATTGATCAATCTAACATTCATAATGAGTTTATGCGGCAATCGGAGTTGAGTGCTGCGTATGGCTACCTCATGGCAGAAGCTGAGAGGTGCGAGAAGCATATTGAATATCAGCTTGATAGACTTTATGCAGTTTTGGATAGGCAAGTCCGAATGGACTTTGAATCAGCAGGAGAAAAAGCAACCGAGACTAAGATTAGAAACACAGTAATTACTAACAAGGAGTACCAACAAATAAAATTTGATTTAATCGATGCCAGAAAGAACAAGCAATTGTTCAAGGCGACTTGTGGTGCGCTCAGTCACAAATTACAAGCGTTGATAAACGCTGGGGCTGATCACCGTAAAACATTTAATGAACCGACAATCCTTAGTGGAGAAAACTAAAATGAGTAAATTTGATAATTTTGTAAGTTTAGATTTAGATAAGATGGCAGAAGACGATAATCGCTTTGGTCGTGGTAAACGCATTCAGCGTTTGAAAGTACAGGTGGGTCAACCGCGTGTGTTCCGTATATTACGTGGACCAACGGAATCGTCTTTTTATCGGATTCGTGGTCAACACTGGGGTATCCCGGTTGGTCATGGTAATAATAATCCTCCGTTAGCCTGTGCGAAGAAGCATGGTGAGGGTTTACCTTGTTATTTCTGTGAGCAGGTGAACGAGTATTTTAACTCAGGTGATCCTCGTCAAGCAGAATTAGCTCGACGCATGAAGACATCTGTAAGCGTCATTAGTAACGTTATTGACGTTAAAGATCCATTGAACGAGGACGGCACTCCTAAGGTTCTGATTTGGCAGTATTCTTGGAAATTGTTTCAAGAAGTCAGATCGTATTTTCGCGATGCGGATTACGGTGATTTGACTCATCCTGAAAGTGGTAGAAACTTTAAAATCAATGCATCTTTAGTTTCTTCGGCTGGAGATAAGGGCTGGACTCGTTACGATCTTCAAATCGGTGCAAAACCCACCGAGTTGGAGGTTCCTGAAGCGTTATCCCATCTATACGATCTTGATAATACTTTTCCGGTAAAACTTTATACCTATGAAGAGCAGCAATTGATTTGGGATGGTAGTTGGGATCCACGTAACAGTCGTCCGAGTTTGCCTTTACCCGTAGCGCCAGCGACGGCTCATCTCGAAACCAAAGAAGAGCCCCCTGATGATGATGACTTTGTAGATTCAAGTGTTACCGCGACTGCTGTTCCTAAGTACGCTAAGTCGGATGATGATGAGTTTGAGACTCAGGAGAAGGATGAGTGGGATGATATCCTCTCTGATGATTCTGATTCTGATAAACAAATCGAAATGAAGAAGAAATTGGATGCGTTGAAAAATGCAGCGAAGCGTTAAATCATGAAATTGAAATCTACTAATACTCGCAGCAACTCAAAGAAAGATAAGTCTACTCGTTCTCCAGCGTCTCCAGCGTCTGATACGGTTAGAGCTTTATCCGATCTTATGAGTAATGTTTCTAAGACTCATGGAGATGGTTCTTTAATGTTGATGGGGGATAGTCCCCATCGAAATATTGAAGTTATCTCATCGGGTTCTGTGGGAATTGATTATGTCTTCGGGATTGGTGGATATCCTCGGGGTCGGATTGTTGAAATCTATGGTCCCGAAAGCTCTGGTAAGACCACCCTGACATTGCACGCCATTGCGGAGTGTCAGCGTCAGGGTGGTACTGCCGCTTTCATTGACGCAGAGCATGCATTAGACCTTTTTTACGCTAGTAAGATTGGGATTGATACAGACAAGCTGTTGTTTAGTCAGCCAGATTATGGAGAACAAGCACTAGATATCATTGAAGATATCGTGAGAGCTAACATCGTAGATTTGATCGTGGTGGATTCTGTAGCGGCTTTAACACCAAAAGCTGAAATAGAAGGTTCCATGGAGAAAAACCATATGGGTTTGCAAGCCCGAATGATGTCTCAGGCTTTGCGTAAACTTACGGCTGTAGTGAGTAAAACTCGTACATGTCTAATGTTTATTAATCAAACCCGTCAGAAGATCGGTGTGGTGTTTGGTAACCCAGAGACAACGACAGGTGGTAATGCACTCAAGTTTTATTGCTCTATAAGAGCTTCCATTCATAGGTCTTCTTCTATCAAAGAAGGGGAAGATGTGATTGGTAATAAAGTGCGCGTGAAAGTTGTCAAAAACAAATGTGCTCCTCCGTTTAAAGAAACCTACGTAAATATCATCTTTGGTAAGGGTATCGATAAGCTAAGTGACATTATAGATATGGCCGTCGAGAAAGGATTGATTGAGAAAAGTGGTGCTTGGTTCAAGTATAATGGGGAATCCATAGGACAAGGCAGAGCTGGAGCAGTTAAATATTTAGAAGAAAATAAAGATACAGCAGAATTAATTGAGTCGGTACTAAGAAAGGAGTTGATTTAGACTCCGTTAGGTGGTATGTATGAAGGTGTTAGAAACGACGCTCTCTATTGGGCGTACTATTAACCTTGGTAACTATGAGAGCCTTCGGGTTGATTTATCTATTCGATCTCAATTGGACTCAGAAGAGACTTATGAGTCTGATGTAAAAGAAATGGAAGAAACTCTGAAGAAGAGTTTAGCTTCGGTCGTAGAAAGACAAATCAGTCATATTAGAGGAGGCAAGGAAAAGTTTATATAATGCACTATATTATAATTTTATTATTTATATTTTCTCCGTTTGTATCTTCTGAGCAGTTACACAGTGTAGAAGAGCGTAACTCAGATATAGAGTGCGATCATGATTCAGTCTGTGGTTATGGCCATTGTTGGCGTGGTTTCTGTGAGACAAACGGCTACTGTGTTGCCTACTGGACCTGTGTATGAAGATAGCTTTATTTTCTGATTTACATGCCCACCCCTACAACAACGG